AGAACTCATATTATGAGTAGGTATATGCATACCAATGGAACTCAAGTTGGTTATGTTACTTGGCTTGTTAATAGTAGTGGAGTTCTATCAAAAGCTCATGAAAAACTTGTTACTAAAGATACTGTACAAGATATTCGTACCATGTACAGAATATATTTTCCAAAAAGAAATTCTACTGCAGGAGCACAAACAGCTGTATATCTTACAGACATACCTGGTGGTGGTACTAGAATACCTAACTCTATGTCTTTATCAGCAACAGGAGAAATACTAGGATTTAATGTTGGACTTGGATGGGCAGCAGGAATAGCAGCTAATACACAGGCTCATGATTATCAAGAACATCCTAATTATAATGGTGATGCTAATTGGACAATAAATATAAATCAAGGAGGAGCACAAAAAGCTGTAAGATTTACTGTTAATGCTGCTGTAACAACTCCATATACTCATGTTGGATTTCCAAAGGCTTCTTCTAGTTCAGGAGACCAAGTAATTGTAGTTGCTGGAATTGCTACAGGATTTACTGGATTAACAGCAGGAGCTAAATATTGGTATGGCTCTGGATTTACTGGAGCTTTATCTACAACTGATGGGTCAGGTGACTTTGGTTATGTAGGACAAGCACTGTCTGCTACTACAATACTTTTAAATAGAGGACAAGTTTAATATGAATTATACAAAACCAGAACTAACAACATCAGAGCAGGTAAAAGCATTACTGGTTGCAACAGACTATACACAGTTACCTGATGTTAATTTAACTGAAAGCTCAAAAGCAGAATTTACAGCTTATAGAGCTGAACTAAGGATGCTTATTGTAATGATGAGTGCTACAGGAAACGAAGTTCAGGATTGTAATATACCTGAAGTAGTACCAGTACCCGTCTGGAATATGACATAATAACGGGTAATTTAACTTAAAGGAGAACTAAAAATGGCAAAAACCAAAAAAACACCATTTGATTTGTACGACAAAGAGTACTTTGTAGAAGATTTAAATGAATCACAAGCAATTATATTTCAACACATAGGTGATTTAGAAAGAAAGACTAAACAATTAATATTTAATCTAGACCAACTTAATGTAGGTAAACAAGCTTTCATTGATAAGCTACATTTAAGTTTAATAGAAAAGAATTTAGTAACACCTAAAAAAGAGGAGAAGTAATGGAGTATCTATTATATATTATCATAGGACTATATGTTTGGGAAGTATATTTAGAAACCCATTGGTATGCACTTAAAGACACTGTAATTACTAAGGCTCTATGGATTAGAGATTTAGTTTTAAGTAAGTTTAAGTAATGGCATCACCAGCATGGACTCGTAAAGAAGGTAAGAATCCTAAAGGTGGATTAAATGCTAAAGGTAGAGCCAGTGCAAAAGCAGGTGGCTCTAATCTTAAAGCTCCAGTTAAATCTGGTACTAATCCAAGGAGAGTATCTTTTGCTTGTAGATTTGCAGGCATGAAAGGTCCAATGAAAGATAGTAAAGGTAAGCCAACTAGAAAAGCATTAGCTTTAAAAGTATGGGGATTTGGTTCTGTAGAGGCTGCAAGAAACTTCTGTCAGACTCATAAAAAATCATGAGCCTAGTTAAGAATATAAATAAAAGAAAAAAAGCAGGTACAAGTAGAAATAAAAAGAATTCTACTATATCTAAAAAAGCCTATGCAGCTATGAAAAAAGGCTGGAAGAAAAAATCTTAAATGAAAAATGATATGATAAGAGAGGCAGCTGAATCTGACCTTTTAATATTTATTAAACTAGTTGCCCCTCATATATTATATGGTGCTGTTCATGAAGAACTAGTATCATGGTGGGGACGACAAGATGCTAAAGAAAATCAACTAGTCTTACTTCCTCGTGGACACATGAAGAGTAAACTAGCTGCTTATAGAACTGCTTGGTGGATAACTAAACATCCTGAGACTACAGTTCTTTATGTATCAGCTACAGCTGACTTAGCAGAGAAACAATTATATGCAATAAAACAGATAATAGATTCACCAATCTATCGTAGATACTGGGCAGATATGATTCACCCAGAAGAAGGTAAACGAGAAAAGTGGGCAGTAGCTGAAATAGCTGTTGACCATCCACAACGTAAACTAGAGGGAATAAGAGATGCTACTTGCAAAGCTGTTGGTCTTACTAGTAATACTACAGGCTTCCACGCAGATATTGTCGTACTTGATGACATTGTTGTACCAGGTAATGCCTATTCAGAAGAGGGTAGAGAAAAGGTAACTAATGCCTATTCTCAATTAGCTTCTATTGAAAACCCAGGAGCACAAGAATGGGTTGTAGGAACTAGGTATCATCCTCGTGATATATATGATACTATGATTAATATGAAAGAAGTATTATATGATGATGAAGGTGAAGTAGAATTAGAAGAAGAAGTATATGAATTATTCCAAAAAGTCGTAGAGATAGAAGGAGAATTTTTATGGGCTAAAAGGACAAGGAATGATGGAAAAGCTTTTGGATTTGATGCTAAAGAATTGGCTAGAATTAAAGCTAAATATATTGATACTACACAGTTCTTTGCTCAGTACTACAATGACCCAAATACTACTGAGAGTGCCAGGATTAATAAAGAAAACTTTCAATACTATGATAAGTCTGCTTTAACTAATAAAGAAGGTGACTGGTATATAAGGGATAGAAAACTAAATGTTTATGCTGCTATTGATTTTGCTTTCTCTTTGAGAAAAGGTTCTGATTATACTGCACTAGTAACTATAGGTGTAGACCATCAAGCTAATTATTATGTACTAGATATAGATAGATTTAAAACTGAAAGAATTGTAGACTACTATACTCATATATTACATGCATGGGAAAAATGGGGATTTAGAAAAATAAGAGCAGAGATAACAGTAGCACAACAAACTATTGTAAAAGAATTAAAAGATAGTTATCTTAAACCAAATGGAATACCTTTATCTGTAGATGAGTTTAGACCTACTAGACACCTAGGAGATAAAGCACAAAGAGTTGGAGCAGTACTTGAGCCTAAGTATGATAACTTGCAAGTATGGCACTATAAAGGTGGTAACTGTCAGACACTGGAAGAAGAATTAATAATGGTTCATCCTCCACATGATGATGTAAAAGATGCCTTATCAAACGCAATGGCAATATCATTAGTACCTAAAGTAAGAACACAAATGAACGTAGGTTTAAATAAACCAAATATGACTCATAGCCGTTTCGGTGGCGTGAGCTTTAACTAAGGAAATATTATGGCTGGTGAAGTAGCAGAAATTGAAAAAGCAATTGGTGGAGAGAATCTAGCACGGGTTCTTGCAGGTTTATACAACCAGTGGTGGATTCAAAGAAATCCTAAAGAAGCAGAGTGGAGAGAGTTAAGAAACTATCTATTCGCTACTGATACTACATCTACATCTAATAGTGCGTTACCTTGGAAAAATAAAACAACTCTTCCTAAGTTAACTCAGATTAGAGATAATTTACATGCTAACTATATGGATGCATTATTTCCAAATGAAGACTGGATGAAGTGGGAAGGCTCTACTATGGAGTCTTCTACCATGAAGAAACGTAGAGCTATTGAAGCTTACATGAAAACTAAACTAAAAGAGGGTGGTTTTAGAGAGACTGTTTCTGATTTAGTAGCTGACTATATTGACTATGGTAATGCTTTTGGTGAAGTACAATATATAAATGAATCTCATGTAGACCCAATTACTGAGGAAGTAGTAACTACATTTAATGGTCCTAAGCTTGTTCGAGTATCTCCATTTGATATAGTATTTAATCCAGTAGCTAGTTCTTTTGCAAAGAGTCCTAAGTTTACTAGATATGTTAAATCTATTGGAGAACTAAAAAAAGAAGTAGAAACAAGACCAGACTTAAACTATGACAAGGGAGCTTTTAAAAAAGCTTTAGAAGTTAGAAAAGCTATCTCTATGTTTAGAGTAGAAGATGTTAATAAAGCAAATGCTTTTATTGCAGATGGTTTTGGTACACTGCAAGAATACTATCAATCTGGCATGGTAGAAGTAATAGAATTTGAAGGTGACTTCTATGATAAAGATGAAGATAAACTACATGAGAATAGAATTATTACTATTGTAGATAG